TCAAAGATCAGGAATTCTTCTAGATCGCATGCTCATAAAATTCAAGCAGCAGTTGCTATGGAGCAAAGGGCAAGGGAGATGGGTAAGTCCTCAGAAGCAGCAGTCTACAGAAAATTCATCAACTCAATGAAGAAGAAAACTAAGAAGATGAATGAAGCAGTAAGTATGAAAGATACTAAGAAGTTGAAAAAAGCAGCAGCTCTTGACTTAAGTAAAAACCCTAAAGATTGGGAAAGTGCTAGAGCAAGAAGAACTGAAATTGATTTCAAAGATCTGATGAGACAGAGAAGAGATAAGAAAAAAGGTTTAAAGGAAGCAGTTCCTACTAATGCAACAGGTTCAAATATTGACAATTATGATCCTTTTCTCTTCCCTAAATACGAAGATGAACTATCTCAAGACTATCAAACACCAGGTCAATCTGGTCAAGCTAAGTGGAGATTTTCAAATGTATATCCTGTACAAAGACTAAATTTATCTGGTGTTGATAAAATGGTCGATGCATCAAAAGAGTATGTTGGAATACAGGATGAATCAAACAATTATAAAAGAATGAAAAAATTCTCCAATTTTATGGATGAGGCATCAAAATGCCCACCAGGAAAATATTATTGTTATGATGAAAAGAAATGCAAACCTATACCTGGTGGATATCGTATAGGACATGGTGGTAGACTAGCACCAGACAACAGATCAGATTCAGGTAATGGAGGTAATGGCAATGGTAACGGACACTCTAACGGGAATGGGAGTAACGGGAATGGTGGTGGAAATGGTAACGGTGGTAATGGTGGCAATGGTGGTGGTGGCGGCAATGGTGGAAATGGTGGTGAATAAGAAATAAATACCTTATGATAAGTGAGTAAAACAAATGGTTGCTAAGAAGTCTATAGTAGGTCAAATTGAAAATAGAAATTTTCTAGCACCTACTGGTTTTAAGTTTCAATTAAATAGAACACCTAAGGTGACTTATTTTGGCAATGCTGTAAATATTCCATCAATTGATTTAGGTGTAGCACAGTATACTAACTATCTAAGAGATATTCCTCTACCTGGTGATAAGATAGAATTTGCTGATCTTAGATTACGTTTTTTAGTAGATGAGAATTTAGAAAATTATATGGAGATACAAAACTGGATGAGAGGTTTAGGATTTCCAGAAAGTTTAAAAGAGATATATGGTTTCCAACAAGAAAAGTCTGATCTTTCACAACCAATTAAGAGTCAATTAAATTTATATTCTGATGGCACATTAACAGTATTAAATTCTAGCAATATACCTAAGTTTAAATTAATATTTGAGAATTTATTTCCAGTCAGTCTTACTACTTTAGAGTTTGATGCAACTCAAACAGACCTAGAATACTTTACAGCAGAGGTCACTTTCAAGTATACTATATACAATATAAGAGATATTAATTAATGATGTATGATTGATTTGAATGGAATCCAAACTATGTGGGAGGAGGATTCCAAGATTGATCCAGACAATTTACATACTGAATCACTAAATGTTCCTGTTTTACATGCAAAGTATTTTGATCTTTATAATACCATCTTTCTTTTAATGAAGAAAGCACAACAACAAAGAAAAAATATTAGGCATGAGAGATATGAATATTTTTCAGGTAAAGCTGATCCAGAGATCTATATAAAAGATCCTTTTCCTAAAAAGATTAGAGATAAAGATACAATGCAAAAGTATCTTGATGCTGATGAAAAGTTATCATCAACATCTCTAAAGATTGAATATTATGAAACCATGTTGAATTATCTTGAAAGTATTCTTAAACAAGTTTCTAACAGAACTTACCAGATTAAGAATGCAGTAGAAGTAATGAAATTCCAAGCTGGTTATGGCTGATCTTGTCATTGAAAAAATCAATGAAGTATATTTAAAAGTCAAGACTGAACCCTCAATAGAATATGAGTTGAGGGATAGGTTTACTTTTGAAGTCCCTAATAAAAAATTCATGCCTCAGTATAGAAGTAGATACTGGGATGGATATGTGCACCTCTTTAATATGAAGACCAAGAGGATATATGTTGGTCTCTTAGATAAGATAGTTGCATTTTGCGAGAACAATGGATATTCATATGAATTTGAGAAAAACAAATTCTATGGTGCACCATTTGAAGTCAATGAAATGATATCAAGAGAAGGTGTAATAGATTATGTCAAATCAATAACCAACTTTAAACCAAGAGATTATCAAATTGATGCTATACATGATGCATTAAGATATAATAGAAAACTTTTAATATCACCTACTGCATCTGGCAAATCTCTAATGATATATGCTTTGGTAAGATATTTTGTTGGAAGAAAGAAAAAAACATTACTTGTTGTTCCCACTACTTCTCTTGTAGAACAGATGTATAAGGATTTTATAGAGTATGGATGGAATGCTGAAGATCACTGTCATAAAATATATGCTGGTAAAGAAAGAACAAATGAGAATGAAGTAACAATCACTACATGGCAATCTGTTTATAATTTAGATAAAAGTTTTTTTGAAGATTATGATGTCATCATAGGTGATGAAGCACATCTTTTCAAGAGTAAGTCTCTTGTCAATATCATGGATAAGTTACATCATGCCAAGTATAGATTTGGTTTCACTGGTACTTTAGATGGAACTCAGACCCATAAATGGGTGTTAGAGGGGTTGTTTGGTCCATCATATAAAGTTATTGAAACTAAAGAATTAATGGAGAAAGGACACTTATCTGAATTAGATATACAGTGTTTAGTTTTAAAACATACTCCTAAAAAATTTGAAACATATGAGGATGAGATTCAATATTTAATTGGAAATGAAACAAGAAATAATTTTATATCTAAGTTATCAGTAGATTTAAAAGGAAACACTTTGATACTATACAGTAGAGTAGAATCTCATGGAAGGATACTTTATGATATGATAAATAATTTTGTTACCAAGGATAGAAAAGTATTTTTTATTCATGGTGGTGTGGATGCTGAAGATAGGGAAAAGGTAAGAGAAATAACTGAACAAGAAAACAATGCAATCATAGTGGCTTCATATGGAACATTCTCTACAGGCATCAATATTAGGAGGTTACACAACGTTATTTTTGCTTCTCCGTCTAAGTCTAGAGTTAGAAACCTCCAATCCATTGGAAGAGTTCTAAGAAAAGGAAAAGATAAAGTCAAAGCAAAACTCTATGACATTGCTGATGATCTTACTAGTGGAGCAAGAAAAAACTACACATTAAATCATTTCATTGAAAGAGTTAAAATTTATGCCCAAGAGCAATTTAACTATGAAATACTAACAATAGATATTAAGGAGAAAAAAAATGATAGAAGATGATTTTTATGCTACACTTAAATTAAAATCAGGGGAAGAATTATTTGCAAGAGTATCTGCCACTGATGAAGGAGACAGAACACTACTTCTAGTGTCACACCCTATCATGGTAGAACAAATAAAACTAAGAGGTTCTATAGGTGGTTACAAATTTGAACCATGGTTAAAATCAACTCAAGATGATTTATTCATTATAAATCTAGATGATGTTCTTACCATGTCAGAATCAGATAATGTTGAAATGGTTATGTTCTATCAAGACTACATTAAAAAAGCAAATCAAAAAAGTCACACCAAATTAGATCAAACAATGGGGTATCTAACAACAGTAAAGGATGCTAAAGAAGCATTAGAGAAGTTATATAAATCAAACTCTAATTAAGCTCGTACCAACCTTTAAACCTTAACAGATTTATTGTAACCAATAATTTAACTTTTGTCAACGTTGCTTATTAATTGGTTATCTGTTATACTTAATTACAAGGCAAAGCAGTAATACTTATGGCTACACGTAGAAAAAGATCTGAACACTATGTTAATAACAAAGAGTTCCTTGCCGCCTTAGAAGTTTATATCGCCCAAGTACAGAGAGCAAAATTAAATGATGCAGATCCTCCACAGATACCAAGATATATTGGAGAGTGTTTTTTAAAGATAGCAAATCATTTATCCTATAAACCAAACTTTGTAAATTACATGTTTAAGGATGACATGATATGTGATGGTATAGAGAATTGCGTTAGATATATCCATAATTTTAACCCAGAAAAATCCAAAAATCCTTTTGCATACTTCACTCAAATCATTTATTATGCATTTTTGAGAAGGATATCTCAAGAGAAAAAACAGTTAGAAATCAAAAATAAAATTCTTGAAAAGTCTAACTTTGATGAAGTGTTTGATTCAAATGACCTTGACGCATCTAATTATTCAGACTATAATTCAATTAAGGATGCTGTACATTCTAAGTTGCGTAACTAAATGAAACTAACTCAAGAAA